CACGAAGTTGATAAATAGGAATTGCTGAGGTCGTTGAGGCGTACAGAATAGACGATTCGGACTCGGGGGCAGTACCCGACGCCTCCACCATAAGCAGAGGAACAGGACGCTGGCTCTTTGAAGTGGGATAACGGGTTGATCGCCGTGAAGACATGGAGAGTCCTCTGTTTATGATGGGGGCGAAATAGGCTCGACGGGTTGTAGTAAAGGCACGAAGAGACCGAAAGCAGACGTTAGATGCAAACGATAATGCACCAATCGCAATGGCACTAGCTGCCTGAGCATGAGCTTCGGGGTGAGCTTGGAAACAGAATCACCCCACCCTTTATTGGTCTCTTAGCTCAGTTGGATAGAGCAACAGCCTTCTAAGCTGTGGGTCAATGGTTCGAGTCCATTAGAGATCGCCATTTCAGGAGTACATATGGAAACAAATAAATTTCGCGATATTCCTTTGGGTGTAATGTTGATAGTTATAGCTCAGTTTTGTATCTATGGAGCTTTATACTTATCTAATTTTCCTAGTCCAGTGGAGTTTTTTGGTATTTTAATAAGCGTATATCTTATGGGTTTTTTTATAGATCTTGGTATAAGATTAATTAGAGGATTTGAAATTGCTGAATCTGACTAACAAAAGCTTTGTTGATGAGATAGAACATCTTTGTAAATCTAAAAATTTAGAATATATCGATGCAGTAGTACATTGGTGCGAAAAAAACAAATTCGAGGTAGAATTCGCTGCATCTCTTATCAAAAAAGATGTTGTTTTGAAATCAAAAATACAGGAAGAAGCTGAAAATTTAAATGTGTTAAAGCGAACTGCAAGGTTACCGATTTAATAAATAGAGGGACAACTATTGGAGCAAAAACATGTACCTACGTACAAAAGGAAAGCCCAAAAAAGTCCCGCTGAAGCTCTGCAAAGACGCGATAAAGTGGTATGGTAGACGCTTATTAAGCGAACGTATCTACAACGAAGTAGAAATTCTTTTAGAATTCGACCCATCCCTAAAAAAAGATAATCTATACGGTTGTGTTGATTGGAACGACAGTTCCTCTAAAAGCCGAGATTTTACCATATCTATGGACCCAACCTTGGGCAAGCGTAATATGTTAATCGTTCTAGCACATGAAATGGTTCATGTGAAACAATACGCTAAAGGCGAATTGAAAGACTTTGTCTATGGCACTCGAGTTAAATTCAAAGGTTCCATTATAGACGATAACAAAGTCGATTACTGGGATCAGCCATGGGAGATAGAAGCCCATGGTCGTGAGAAAGGGTTATACCTTAAATTTTTACAATATGAAAAAGACAAAATATAACATTATATGAGTGATAACACAATGTCTGCCTTTGAATGTTTCAAAGAGTATATGGCTCTGAAGAACCATTTTACTCAGAAAAATTATGATTACTTCAAGTATAACGGAAAGACCAGAGTTACCTTTCAGAGCTTCGAATCTCGTAAAGATAAACTGTTTTTTCAAAAAGTAGCAAAGCATTCTGATCCAAAAAACTATATCCTATCCAATTTGTTAGAGAATAACAAAGTTTGGATAAAGGATATTGCATATTCACAAAATGCAGAAGAGATATATCAACAGTGGGCAAAAAGAGTACAGTCTCTTTCTTATAATTTTAAGAACGAATGTTCCAATCTGTTAGATAACTTTGATGATAACTTTAAAGTCAAATCAAATCATCCTTATTTACTAAGATTATATCTAAGCAAAGAGATTTGTTTAGAAACACTAATCATACTTGTTGATACAGTTAAGTGTATGCCTTACTGGAACAATAAGATGAGCTATGATCCTGTCTGGGAAGAAACTGCAGATAAGATCATAAAGTATAGACCATTCCTGAAATATGATCAAGAGAAAATAAAAAAGATTCTCCTTGACAAATTCAGTGAATAGAGCTATACTAAATAAGTTGGGTGTTGATATTGCCCTTTCATTAATACAAACAATACGGAGAATACTATGACTGATTTTTCAAAACTCAAAGCTATGTCTGGTAAGAAGTCCCTTGAGCAACTTACAGCAGAACTGAATAAGTTCAATACAAATCAAGACAAATCATCCGATGATCGTTTCTGGTATCCCAATGTCGATAAGGCAGGTAATGGATATGCAGTTATTCGTTTTCTTCCAGCTCCAGGCGATGAAGATGTTCCGTTCATTCGTATGTTTAATCATGGTTTCAAAGGTCCGACTGGCTCTTGGTATATTGAAAACTCTTTGACAACTATCGGTAAGCAAGATCCTGTTGGTGAATATAACACTCAACTTTGGAACTCTGGTATTGAGTCTGATAAGGAAACAGCTCGTAAACAAAAGCGCAAGCTAACTTATATCTCTAATGTCTATGTCATTACCGATCAACAGAATCCTGAGAATGAAGGCAAAGTGTTCTTGTTCAAGTATGGTAAGAAGGTTTTTGATAAGCTGAATGAGGCGATGAATCCTCAGTTTGCTGACGAAGCTCCGATGAATCCATTCGATCTTTGGACTGGTGCAAACTTCAAGCTTAAGATTCGTAATGTTGAAGGCTATCGTAACTATGATAAGTCTGAGTTTGCTTCGGCTGGTCCTCTTTCAAATGATGACTCTGAAATGGAATCAATTTGGAAGAAGTGCCATTCATTGCAGGAATTCCTTGCACCAAGCAACTTCAAGACCTATGATGAATTGAAGTCAAAACTCAATAAGGTTCTTGGTCTTGATGGTTCGCCTGCAGCTGCACGTGCCAAGGCACCTTTACTTGAAGATGAATTTGGTGATGCACCTGCTCCTAAGCTTAAAGCAGCGGCAGCTCCATCGTTTTCTGCTGCTGATGACGATGATGACGATGAGTCAATTGAGTTCTTTAAGAAACTTGCTAACTAAAGAATTGGGGAGCTTCGGCTCCCCTTTTTATTACCAGCCTGCAGTTGCATTCCAGAAGTTACCAAACAATCTATTAAACTCTTGAGCGCCAATAGAAGAATCTTCTGGTTTAATTGATGATTGGCTCTTGTCTTCGCCTGATTCAGTAGGACTACTAACTGCATTTTGTAATACCTGACCAGATGCACCAGAATATCCTGGCTCTGTATCTTGAGACTTTTGAATAGCTTGACGACCAAGATCCGCTGGTGTTCCTTGAATTCCAGCAGCTGCTTGGCGCATCGAGCCTCTAACTTGTACTGGTGTTTGCTCACCAGAAGAAATTGCAGCCATTTTAGCTTGATCTTCTGCTATTTTATTTCTTTCAGCAGTAGCATTAGCTCCATAAGTTTCTTCTGTATCTTGATCATACATTCTAACACGAATAGCATCATTTGCCAATTCAGTGTTAGATTTTACTCTTTCAGCTTGTAATGCTTGATATGTAGTAGGAAATGGTCTATCATAACCAACAGCTGGTTGTGCAGCTTCGGCAGCAGCTCCTGGTCTTGAAGTCCATGTTCCAGTATCGCCTGAGTATGCAGCAGCGTCGGGATTAGTTGTTACATCTGTTTTCTGCCAAGTACCAGTGTCGCCTGAATATGCTGATTGGTTTGGATCAGACATATCATATGCTTTACTTGGAGTTTCAACTTTTGCAGCTTGTTTAGTTGTTGCAGCCTGTTTACTTGCTGCAGTTTTTGGTTGACTACTAAGATTTGCTAACTCAGATTGTCTTTGTTTATCTGCTGCCCAGAATAAGGCAGTTGAGTTTTCACCACGTGCCTCTGCGTCTTGAGCAGCTTGGAACATTGCTCTTGACTTTACATGAGGATCAGTAACTGCCATTGCCTGTTTTAGAGTAGATGATTCTTTCTTAGAAAGAGCAGCACCACCAGAACTTGCAGCAGGAGCAACAGAAGCCGCTGCAGCTGCAGGAGCTCTACCGCCTCCGCCGCCTTCACCGCCACCTTTTTCGGCATAACCACCGCCACCGCCACTAGATTCGCCACCGCCACCAAGTCCTGCCATTTCAATATGAACTGGGTCGTTTGGAACTGGTCTTGATAATCCATATTTTGCTAAAATTCCCATCTTATCCATAGCAGCTGCATCAGCGCTATTGATATCTAAAGCAAAGCCTTTTTCGTGTTTACTTGTTCCAGGTCTTGCTGCTGGGTAAGGACTTTTTCCACTAATGTATGCTTGGTAAAGTTGCGCTTGTTTACTAGAATCTCTAAGACCAGAAGTAATTTGAATACGTCTGCCAGTTGCATCGAAATATTCAGAAGCTGCCATGTTAACTGCATTTGCTAATTTTGGATTTATACCATCCATATTACCAGCAATTGCTTGACCACCAGAACGTCCTGCAACCATTTCACCACCACTCATTCCACCACCACCCATTTTAGTGTTAATGGATGCTAACTTAGAACCATAATTTGGATCTGTTGCATAACCAGTTTTAGATTGAGCTGTGATAGCTTCGTTAATATTTGTCGCAGCAAGAACACCTTTATATCTTGGATTCTTTTGTAGAAAATCAATATAATCTGCTGCGGAATCTGTTACATTATTATATGATCTGAAACTTTGTTTCATACCAACCATTTTACCACCAACAAATTCTTGAGTTCCAGCATTTACAGAATTTGGACCAGAACCTTTAATACCGAATGCATTATTTCCAACCATATGTCTACCATAACCAGTTTCCAATGAAGTTTGTGTTGCTCCTAATTGAGCAATAACTTCTGGGTTAGGTACACCTTTTTCTTTTGCAGCTGCATACAGCGCATTATACATTTTATCATAATAAGTTTTTTGAGTTTCAGTCGCAGCAGGAGCAGCAGCGCCAGCAGGGGCATTAGGGCTTCTACCAATAGAAACAGCACCACCAGCTGGCGGAGCTTCTTGTCTGGGTGTCCACATACGTGAAGCTGTAGTTGCTACAGGAGCAGCAGATGACGCAATAGCATTTTGTAATACCTGACCAGATGCACCAGAATATCCAGGCTCCCCAGCTGGTTTTGAATATCTTTTTACTTCCTTATCAACTTTTTCTTGAATATCTTTTTCAGACATCGTTCCTTCATAACCAATATCTTCAGTTATAGAACGTATTTCTGATTCTATTACTTCTCTTAATTTTTTAGTATCACCTTTGTTAGCAAGATCTTGTTTTAATTTATTTTTTTCTGATTTCTCATTAATTGTAGCTCCAACAACACCTGCAGCCACTAAACCTGTAGATACTGCTCCTGAAGCAGTTAGTATCTTTCTAGCAAGCGGACTTTCTATTAATGTTTTCAATACACCTGCAGTAGTCACTATAGATTCAGCTACAGAACCACCACCAGCTTGAGACATCTGGGATAGAATTTTTTCATTTCCTGATATTAAAGCTTCAAATCCTTTTGCCAATAAATCATTTTGTTTTGCTAAAAGACCATTATTCTTTTTTAGAGCAGCAGATTGTTTATTAACATCACTCTGTAAATCACGCAGTGCATTTATTACATCTTTACTCTTATCACCAGTAGGTCCAGTTTGTTTGCCAGATTCTATAGCATCTTCTGCGCCACTATCTGCCGCACCAAAATTGAATGAGCCGCCAGTTCCTAGTCCAGCTAATACACCAGAACCTACATTAGATAAAGTTTTTTTGGTAAAATCACCAACACCCTCTTTAATTTTTGATTTTGTTGATGGTGATAGTTTTGGTAATTTTGCCATTTTACTTTGTTATCTTTTCTTGAGTACGACCATATGCAGTAACACCAAGGATAGCACCAAATGCAAGATGAATCAATCCACCATTGTCAAGTGTGATTGACTTCCATGCAACGTATGGTAATCCTTTAATGAATACTGGCATAAACATCGATATGATTGGGAACCCAACGAAGTCACAGAAACAAATAAGCATATAGAGCCAACCCATTGCTGGTCTCCAGTATGCCTTCATCCAATGCTCATCCTGTTTGGCGTTCTCTTTTTCCCACTGCTGTTTCTCTAATTCAATTTTAGCAAGCTGTGCTGCTTCTGATAGCTGCTGAGATTGAGGAGCAGGAGATGGTGATGATGTGAATGTTGATGTTGTTGTAAACGAGGCAGCAGCACCTTTTGTCGCAGGTGGAAGTTGATCCATTGCTGGTTTGGCAACTGGTTCTGCGTTTTGATCAATGGTTCCAAAATTAGGCATTTCTTTGTCTTTCCTCTAGTTTATTGAGATAGCTCATCAACAATTGAAAATATAAATCACGCTCAAAAGGTACCATGTCCTCAATTTCTTTTATAGAATATTTATGGTGCTGAACCATAGCAAACATCATGTTGTAATAGTTCTCTAGTGTATTATGACTCAGCGCAACGTAAAAAAATCATTTATTGAACTCAAAACAATCTGTCTATCATTACCAAGAGAGTTCTTATACTTTATCTCATAGTTAACTTTTGGCACATTAGCCAAATAATCACTAATCTTTGTGAAAGTTTTTACATCCAAACTATCCAAAAATTCTAATACTTCTTCTCTTGTAAACAATGCAGGATCATATACAGAATCACCATCAAAGATCTTATCAATACAACGCACAACCAATTCAACTGTCGCATCGTCCATGCTATTTTTAAAGAACTCTTTATCTGAATAGATGCTGGCTGATGGATATTTCATAACAACACCAAGTTTTTCATTGACCATAATTTTACTATCAATATTTTTTGGAATATCTATTTTAACTTTATCCAAATCGACTTCAAAATCGTATAACTTTTCATCTTCAAAATCTTTGAATGTTAGATTGACTCTGTTTGAAATTGATAGACCACGAAGTTTAATGAAAATATATTCTAAGTCGAATACAGCAATTTTGTTTACATCAAAGGAATCATCCATAGCACAGTTCTGTACAACCTGATTGATTGCTGTTAAAATATCGGATTCTTCGGCGCTTGCTTTTGCAGTTAAGAGAATCTTTTCTTCTTTGACTAGTAACTGTCTAAACTTCATTTTCTTATTTTTAGAAGGTATCAGAATATCAAATTGCGGATACATAATTTTAGGTAATGCCATACTAATTCACTCCATTGTGTTAAAATGTTATAAAGATATTTGTTGATTGGTTCAATAATCCTCTTATATCGCTCTGAATAGCATTTTCAGAAGGACCAAGATAAATTCCTGATGGGTTTACTTCTCTGTCAACTCTCTGTTGTACTCTTGGTAAATTGACATTGAAATTTGTATCCTCTTTTACATTCCAAGATCTATAATTGAAACGGATCGGCATATTGATAACGTCAGTCGCTCCCCAATTTAATGATATATCTGGTAATGATATTGGAAATGCATCTTGAAAGTCAACAGTGATAATTGGTTTTTCAGGAAAGTTTTCTGCATAGACGAATACAGTTATTGTTGTTGTAAAGTTATTTTTATATTCTAATTCATGTAAAGTGCCCGAACTAATATCAAATGCATAAATCATTTCTAACCAATCTTTAAAAAACTTCCAGATCTGAGTTTTTTGATCGATACGAAATGTTATATCTAAATCAGTAAACGATGCACCCCATACAGCTTTTTCTGAGTTACCAATGCCTTGTCTTCTAATTTCAGATGTTTGTAATGATATACCAGGAAGGCTACAAGCTTCAGCAAAGTATTCTATGATAGAAGCTGTTTTTGTTGCGCCACCATTTAACATACCGTTTGGTGGAGTTATATTTACAAGGAACCTATTCGCCTTGAGCATACCACCTTCAGCAGAAACTTTTGCTTTGAATTCGTTTATATCGAATGCCATTTAACCTACCGTTGATAATGATTCTTTGAATACTTTGGACTTGTTTGCCTTCGCGAATCGCTCGGTTGGCAACATCACTGCCATGTCCCAATTTGTGACAGGTACATTAATAAAATTACTCTGTACATGACTAAACAAATATCTTTTATAACAAGGTGCAAAGTATTTAAACTTGCTTGCATTATTCAATAGTTGATAAGATATCTTCAACTTGGTTGTATTATCATATTTAGTATTGTTAAGTAGAGAATACAGAGAGTCCATCAGCCGAGCTCTTAGTTGTGGAGAGATGTAATGCAGGTTGATTCCATCGAATCCCTGCGAGTCTACGTTAACCAAAAATATGAGTGGAAACTTGTCGTAGTATGGGAGAACTTCTTTGAATTTAGGATCATAGAAGTACATAAACATCTTACCGATATCACGGGGTGTGACAATTTTAGTTGCATTGTTCTTATCGGTCATCATTCTCTGTGCATTTACAGAGCGAATGTTAGATGCATTCTGACGGAACCAGCTAATCGATTCCTTACTAAAGTTCTGGGTAACACCAGCTGTTGAACCTTTATTCGCTAACGTCTGAAAGATGTATGCCATTAAAATTTCAATCCTAATTCTTTTTCAGTAAAAATCATAAATTCCCAGCCTCTATCAAAACAGTAATCTTTGGCAGCTTTCCACTTGGCTTCATTTACGCCCCATGTCATTACCTCAGTAATATATCGTCTGTTCTTTGTTTTTTGGACGACTGGTGGCTTAGTCTGAGCTGCTGGTTTTACCTCAATCAATACTGTCTTTTTAACTCCATCTTTATTTATGATTGTTGCAATAAAGTCCACAAAATACCTATGGATTCTATTATCTATTGGAGAACGGTATGGTATGATTACCTCTTCAGAGCCCCAGCTAATAACATTAGGGTCTTTATCAAATCTATCCATCAAAACACATTCCCAGCGAGAACGATAAATAATATTCGTAGGATCACCTTTGTATTTTTGTGGATTTTTGGGTTTAAAATAACCTTTATATGTCATCGGTCCATCGAACACTAATAAATATCATATGTTATTTAGCAGGATATATTCATATGTTAATTAGAGATATAGTTTCAGAACTTATAGATGAAGGAAAACAGATTATTGGTCTTCGTCAAGTAGAATCTGGAGGCGAATATACTTTTCCAGGAGATTTGAATAGTTCATATTATATGAATATAGCTTTTTACGAATACAGAAGAGAAGATCTTAATAGTATTGGTAGTGCAAATCGTTTAGCATCAATGCGTCTTCCAATACCAAATAACTTAGTTGATAATTATAGTGCAAATTATTCTGATGAACCATTGAATACAGCCGCAAGTGCTGGAACTAATGCAACATTGGCTGGAGATATAGCAAGTTTGGGCGGTTTAGGGGTACTAGCAGGTCTTGCTGGCGCAGTGGGCGCAGCTGGAGAAGTTGCAGCTGCTCGTGGTGGTTTAGCTGAATTAGGAGCGCAAGTAGCTGGAGCAGCTGCTTCTGCTGGAGCTCCAATAGCATCAGCAATGACTGGTTTATCATTAAATCCATTTTTGACAGTTATGTTTAAATCTCCGCAGTACAAACAATATAATTTTTCATGGAGATTATATCCAAAAACCAATCAAGAAGCACAAGAAATAGCTAATATGGTAACTTTGACAAGATATCATATGTCACCAGATAGAAGTTCGGGAGTTGGTGGTGCAATTTTATCTTGGCCAAGTTTAGTTAAGTGTCAAATTTTTGCAAAAGGAGCAGAGCTTTATCCATTCAAGTATGGTGTGATAAAAGATTGCGCTTTCAATTTTGCACCAGACGGAGCTCCATCATTCTTTAGAGATGGTAGACCGACTGCAGTTGACTTTAAAGTAACAATACAGGAAGTCGAATACTTCTTGAAATCAAGTATGGGAAGCTCATGAGCGAACAGTTTTTTAAGAAGTTCCCAACCATAACTTATAATGGTTACCAAGCAAAGAATTTAATGGCACGTGTAAACTTTCTAAACAGAGTTTACAACAAGCCAGAGTACTTTTATAATTTAGAATTGATAAACTCCGAAAGAGCTGACAATATTTCTAATGCTGTGTATAACGATCCATACCTATCATGGTTAGTTTATTTGGCTAATGGTATCGTAGATCCATATTATGATTGGAATTTGAATCAGTATGACTTCAATAATTTTTTGACTATAAAATATGGGGCAGTTGAAAGAGCTCAGAACAGAGTAGCATACTGGAATAATAATTGGTATGATGATACTGCAATTATTTCTGTATCTGAATATAATGCAGCTCTTGATTACAGAAAGAAATACTATGAGCCAATCTATGCAGGCAGAAATGTATTAGAGTATAGACGCAGACAGGTAGACTGGATTGTAAACACAAATCAGATCTGGGAATACAAAGTTGATGGTGATGCAACTCTTATATTAGATGAAAAGGTAACAATATTCTCTGATGGTTTGCCAGTGGCTAACGGACAGTTGTTATTCTCTAATAGCAGCGTTGTACGTATTCATCAGGTGTTCGGGACAACTGATACATATAGTAACAACAGCGTTACTGCAACTCTATCTGGTGAAGTTAATGGAGTTTCTGTAAATATATCAGAGGCGAATTTAATCGCAAAGAATATATCCGATGAGGAATTTGTTTATTGGACTCCAGTTACCTATTATGATGTTGAAGATATAAAGAATACAGATAAACAGAGCATAAGAGCTTTGAATAAAGAATATGGCACAACTGCCGCACTCCAACTCAAGAGATTGCTTAGTAAATAATGGCAGCGTATAATCCAGGAGACATACTAGTAGCTGAATTGACAATAAAGGGAGTAGACTTCAAAAGAACATTTATAACTTTTGATGTCTATGAGAGTTTACTCATGCCTGGAATTGTGGCTAAGATATTCCTATTAGATCCAGAAGATTTCATTGGCGAAGGTAAAATTGCTGGTGGTGAAGCAGTAAACATTGCATTCAAATCTCCTGGATCATCAACTGTTGATTATAAGTTAGTAGTCAATTCAATTGAAAAGGTACAATCAACTCAGGCTATGAAAGCCAAGTCATACATACTGACTTGCTGCTCTGAGGAAGTACATAAAGCAAGAAACAAATACATCTCTAAATCATATGAAAAGAAACAGCTCTCTGAGATTATTAAAGATATATTCGATAATTATATTGGCAGCTCAAAAAGTATAGATCTTGAAGAGACAAAGGGATTGCATAATTTCGTTGTGCCGAAGCTAAAGCCATTCGAGGCTATAGACACTATCAGACGCAGAAGCATATCTGAACAGAATAAGTCATCATCTTTTATATTCTTTGAGAATCAAGACGGCTATCATTTCACGACAGTTGAAAAGCTATTTAGAGACGGACAGGTAATCAAGGATCTCGTACAAGATTCAGCAACTGGTGGTGACTTTTTTGGTGCAAAGGGCAATGCTGTTCTTGCTGTTGATATACCACAGCAGGTTAATGCAGGCGAGACAATCAGTCGTGGTTACTTCAATCAGAGTGTGAGAACATTCAACTTTACGACTGGTGAATACAAGATAAAGAATGACATCAAAGACCCTGATAAAGATACAAAGAAGGGTGGCGATGGCGAGAGAACGTCGAGCGCATTAAAGAATAAGCATTCACAAGAGGCGAGCAGAATATCTGTATTGCCTGTCAACAACCACAAAGACATTGGTCTCAATCAGAAGTCATATATACCCGAACAATCACCTGCGCAGACTGCATATGCTGACTCTATATCATCGAGCAGAGTTAATGTAACAGCAGTTGGTGATAGTGCATTGAAGGTTGGTGCATTAGTAAATGCCAATCTATTAAAGAAGGTATCGCTGAGTACAGGACCAACAATTGATCCTGCATTGTCTGGCAAGTTCCTTGTATTCAATTGCCGACACAGAATCAAAGCTCCAGGAGAGAGACCAAGATATACCTGTGAGATGCAATTAGTCAAGGGTGCATTTGAGGATAGCTTCGCATGACAGAAAGAGCTCTTGGTTCACACTTCAAATGGTTTGTTGCCAAAATTGTTAATCGTGGTGATGGCAAGCAGGGCAAGAAAGATACAACAGAGTCTGGTCGTGTACAGATTCGTATCTTTGGTAAGCATGACGATGAAAAGAATGTACCAGACGAGAAGCTTCCATGGGCTGTGCCATTATTACCTATTGGTGGACCATTAACTGGTGCTGGTAGGAGTGGTGTTGGTACCACACCGATTGGTTTGAAGAAGGACACGATTGTTGTTGGCTTCTATGCAGATGCAGAAGAGAGTATACCTATCATATTTGGTATACTCACACGCTCTGGTGCTGATGCAGGTAATGACGGTGAAGAGGTAACACCAGACAATAATGATCTACCCAAGGGAGCACGCACTAAAGACACGCAGGGCGAAGATAAGAACGACGTTTCCACCAAGAGAATGACAGAGGACACTGCCAAGGAAGATCAGCTGCATGTTAGTAAGCCAACCATTGGTTCATCGCAGTTTGATGGTAGTGATATACACAATACAATTAACAAAATAGATCCAGGTAATGTTGCAGGTGCATTAGTTAGTGCATTACCTGCAGTAAAGGGCATGATGAATGTTCTAAGTGTATCGGGGTCATTACTCTCCAACTTCCAGAAGATTGCCAGTGGCAAGATGGATTTGAATACATTAATGTCTTTGGCAGGAACGGCAGCAAAGATTGCGAGCACGGCACAGAACCTTTCACGTGCAGCCAATCAGATTAGTAATATTTCCAATACAATACCGAGCACACCAGCAGCACAGATAGCTCTGGCGACGCAGATGATAAACTCAGGTAGATATAAGACATCAAACCAACAGGATTTGTTGACAAGCATTGCGAAAAACCCTGCGATTGCATTGAATCTTGTTAAGACAGTCATTGGTGCGGAGCAGATGCTTGCCAGTGCATTTGGTGGTGGCAACCCGATAGAGGGCATATTAGGTGCGCTGGGTGGAGCAAAGGGATTGGCGAATCTTGCTGGTGGTGCACAGAGTTTACTTGGACCATTGACAGGTAGCTTTGGTGCTGCATTGGCAGTGGCAGGTATGATGAAGGGATTGGGAGAGTCAGCATTTGCAGGTAACAAGAGCATACCGATACCGAAGATACCTGGAATGCCAGCGATCAATTTACCTAACTCGAACATCAGCAACATATTAGGTTCCATACAGAGCGTGAGCAATATTGCGAGTGTTGTGGCTAATATATCTGGGTCACAGGCAGCTGCTGGGTTTGCTAATGAGTTAAATGCAGCTGCTAGATTGTCAGGCGCATTCTTAAATTCGAGTATATCAGTGAATGGAGTAACGAGTTTAGCACAGGTAGCGGCTATTAATCGTGCGAATGGTAGAAACATAGTATCGGTAAGCCTAGCACCACCAGTACCTCCATCGAGAGGAACTGCACCGAGAGTAAGATCGAGCACGATTATACCGAACACGAAGATAGTAAATGCGAACTATGCGATCAATTCATTAAAGAACTCGAGCATAACGGTCAATTTACCTGATGCATTGACGATCAATGGAATCAGATCAACATTGAACAGGAATGCAGGCGTAGGATATAGTGTAACGGGAACGGTTAACAGAGTGATAGGAACTAAGTGATGGCAGATGAAGAGAAGCAGAAGCAGAGACATCCAGAGA